TAATGCACGTGGTGCAGCAGGCTGAGCAATACCACGCGCGACAAGTCCAGGAATTGCGTTGTATAGATTTCCCTTCTTGAGCGTAACAGTCGCAGGCAGGCTACCCGTCTCTGGTGATGTAGTCATTTGCACCGAGACATTAGGCTCAGAAGCAGCAGCCGCTCCACTAGCATGTCGTGCATTCGATCCTGCTTCCTTCAACTGTGCGATCTGCATCTGCAACGGAACACCAGCAGTATCAAACAATCCACCGGACATGCCACGCAAGCGATCTAAGTTGGGAACAAATCCTGCTTGCACACCATGGTATGCTGCACTACCAGCTTCATTAGCAGTCTTTGCATCACGTGAATTGGCTAGACTTGTTTCGATTATGCCTTGTTGTGTCGGACCAAAATCAGTACCAAGTGCATCAGGTGCCTGAGACCTCAGTAGTGTTAGACCGCCTGGTGTCTTCAGTGCCTCCTGACCAGACTTCAGGTATTGCTCCTTCAACTGCTGAGCAAGTTGTTGCTTAGCAAAATCATGCTGCTGATTAGCTGCATACTGATAATTACCAGCGTCAGTCAGCCGCTGCATTTGGTATTCATCAAGCATGTTTGCTGCATTAGCAGGATTGTTACCAACTGCTAGCGGTGCAAGTACACTCTCAATCGGATACGGATCAACCGCATTGGGTTGATAGTTTCCATATTGTGTGGATGATGCAGGCATTATCTAACTCCTAGCCGAATGATGAACCAGAACCAAGCGGCGTGTAGAAGCCTAAATCTGTAAGAGTCTTTGTGCCTCCACCACCAGCAGTGGCATATGCCGATGGATCATATTGATAGCTGCTGTTCGCCGTCTTCGTTGTTGGATCAGGGAACACTTTATTGTATACCGTCTGGATACTATCCAGTGTGTTCTTGTTATTCAACAACGAACCGATCTCTTTACCAGCAGATGCAATCGGATTGGATGGCGTATACAGGCTCTTCTGCAATGCGCCATATGCATCCTGCACACCCTTGCTTCCCGTGTTCACACCACCAGCACCGTATGCAGGCGCAATGCCACCCTGCTGTGCACGTGCCGCAACGAGGTTGGATAATGCATCCCTGTTCGTGGCTTGTTGTATCTGTGGATACTGGAACTGTGGTGTAGCCAGCATCACGTTGTTGGTTGCACTTCCTTCTAGTGATGTCCTACGCCCCTGGTTGATGGCATCAACACCAGTCAGCCCTTTGATCTGGCTATCCACCAGACTATCACGCAACGAATCGTATTCCTGCTTGCCTAACGCAGCTAACCCACTGCCTGCTGATGTGCCTGTGCGCTGTGACTGTCGTAGGAAGTCGGCGTTCAATGGATCGAATGTAGATCGTGCCGCATCAGTCGCACGTTGTTGCAACAAACCAACCAATGCCGATGCTGGCATATCGCGTTGCGTTTGCAGATTGCGTATAGCGGTATCCGCTCCTGGTCGTGCCAGATTAGCACGCTTAACGGCTTCAGCATTCGCATCCTGTGCTTGTCGCAGGTCGGTTGTGTTGCGTGATATGTTAGCAAGATCGCTTGCATCCTGCACAGCTTTAGGCTGAGCACCCAGACTACTGACCCACTGATTTGTGGCTGGATCGTAGCGCATGGTTGATCCATACTCATCCGTGCTACCAGCTATGGAACGCTGATTGATGAGCGTGGATAACGCACGCTGATACATATCGTTGTTGCGTGCATCCTGTAGCTGATTAGCTGCATACTGGTTGCCTGCCTGTGCTTGCGTATCACGACGGCCCATCGTGCCAGCAATAGTGCTGCCTGCCTGAACAGCAGTCCCAAGGATTGTGGCAATAGCAGCGGCTGTTGCGACCATGTTATATAGCCTTCATGTATTGCATCTCGGTCAACGTGTAACCGTGTTTGGGGAATATCGGTTCTACATTGTAGAGTGTACGATATCCATGGATGATCATCTTCACATCATACATCTTGAGTAGCGGCTCAGCAGCTTTCAGCAGCTTGTGTGCTATGCCTTTACCACGATGCTCCAACTTCACCGCGAGTGTGCCACATGATGCGAATATCGTGGACTTATGGAACGGATGCGGATTGATGAAGTATGTAACGAAGCCATTCAGCTTATCGTGATCACGATACGTCACCACCACGAACTTGTCTTGTGCCTCTAGCTTAGCCATCTGATCCCAGTCCATGCTCAGTGGTGGCATGAACTCATGTGCTATCGTCTTCTCGTAGTATTCAACCACGATTGCATTCAGCAAGTGTGAACACTTCTTGAGTGGTTCAACTTGTATACTCAAAACGCACCTGTGCTACCCAAACCACGCTTCTTGAGCGGGTCTTGATCAGCGAGTGCAGCAGCCGTCAGTGGTGCAACACCAAGTGGATTAGCTGCATTCGGATTAGTCGCACCCTGCACTGCTCCACCAGCATTGATCAGTTCACCGAGGTTAGCGAATTGTGTTCCACCAACCGCACTACGCAATGCACCACCGAAGTTCGACACGTCGGTATTCACCAAGTTCTGTGCACCTGAGCGATACGTGTTTGGATCGAACATGGATGACAATGATAGTGCATTCGCATCCTTACGCGCATTGCCGATATAGTCATCGATCTCGCTACGATCCCTACCGATAATGGTCTTGCCCAGATCACCAATGGTGGATGCCGCTGCACTGCGCTTCTCACCCAGCTTACCGAGTGCGGCATTGTAGCCTACATCCGTAAGTGTTCCACGCTTCTGTGCGTTCTTCAACTGCTCGCTGAGTGGATTGAATTGTTCATTCAACAGCGTATCCGCATAGCTTCCTGTTAGCGTATCAGGGATAGCGGTCTGCGAATACGTGGGATTGAATATGGTATTCAGTTGATCGCTTGCACTTGTGCGTTTGGTTCCTGTGAGGTCATTGATAATCGATGCACCGAGATCACTACCGAATGCAGCAGCAGGATTTGGATCAAGGTCCTTGATCGTGCTCATCTTGCGGTTGAGCATGGGCTTGATCTGTGTCTCCAGGTATGGAGTCGGATCGATACCCTTAGCAGTGAACTGCTGCATCGTGTCAGCTAGTGCATTGTCATATGCCGTCTGCTTACTCGTGTTGAACTTGCCGAGTGCAGCAGCTTCATCGTCTGCTTTCTTCTTCGCAGCAGCATCACTTGCTGCTTTTGCTTCTGTCTCTCGCTTTGCAATGCCCTCATTCAATTGGTCCTGTGCAGACACACCCTGTGGTGTGCCATACATATCCACCGCTTGCGTATACGCTCTACCCGTTACTGGATCAGTCAGCACAATGGGTGATGGCGGTGTGTAGTTAGGTGCACCACCACCTCCACCTTTGCCTCCACCACGCATACCAGCAAAGCTAAGCCGGTCGATCTGACCACCGGGAGTGAACATCCTATGTCCTCACATACTTGTATATGGACCCAAACCGTGTGAAGCCCATATGCCTATACAACGCATCCACCCCAATGGTGTTGATACCAGCCACGTCACCGCTCTGCACCAACACAGTCTTGTGCGTATCGATACACCAATCCACGAAGCCCTTCATCAATCGCATACCGATAGCGGCTCTGCTGTGTGTGCCTTCACGCACATACCATGCATCCTCGATTCCCATCAAGTCGGGACTGAAGTAGAACGGAACCACCTTGCCACATACCGCACCAACATATTGTTCATCCACTACCGCTAGGCGAAAGTAATAGTCCTTCTGCGATATCGTGTAGAGCATCATGGCTTTGCAATGTCCCCAGTTGAATGCTGGGCCATGTGTGCCATAATATCCTAGACCGTGTAACTCATGTGCAAGTCCAACCGCATAGCCGACATTCTCTTCAGTTAGCGGGACGATCTGCATCAACTGCAACCATGCATTGTGTCACAATGGCTTGTATCGCACCAACGACCTGATCGTATGGTGCCTTGTTGAGAATGCTTATCACATTCTGCCATTCAGCAGCACTCATGGTCACGCTCAGCGGTGTGTTTGGTTGAATCGGTTGCTGTTTCATTTGTTCTCCAATGCATCGAGACGCGATGCGATTTCCTTCATACCATTGACCAGCGCAGCAATGATCGGCTCAGTGCTAACACCGAGTGTTGGCTCATCACTGTCATATCCGCCACTGCCATCATGCAACACAATGCCTAATTCGGTAACTGCTTCAGGCAGAACACGCTGCACGTCCTGTGCGGAGAAGCCAACATCGTGTTTGTTGTTTGCAACACGTGTGAACCGAATAGGATTGATCTGCTTGATCACTTCTAAGCCGTATGCGAGTGGCACAATGTCCTTCTTGGATCGTTCATCTGATATATCAGAGTATCCACCATGTCCAGCGACAGGACCGACGTTGTTATAACATATATTCGTTGTTTTATCCATGACCCAGAACGGACCACCAGGAGTAAACCAAGTCATTATTCCGCTACCAGTAGTCCAGTCCCAATACCAATTAGATGACATCTGGCAGATACGACCGGAGCCTCCACTACCAAGTAGTGTTCCTCCTGCGGTAAGATTACCGATGATTGCAAGATTACCACCAGGGTCAAGTGCTAGGAGTGTAGTATTACTAGCATTCTGATAGTTCAGTATTCCTGTTCCCCAAGCCAGACGGAACCTATAGCTGTCTAGGAACTGCACCTCACTTATTGTTGAGTTGTCACTATACAACCGTGCACGATCACTTGCTCCAAAGAATACCGCACCGCCACGTGCATACACGTTGCCTGTTTGTGCAACAACAGAACCATTTGTAGCCATACCTGCTGCAAAGAAACCAGCACCAGATGGGTTTATCGAGAATAATTGTGTGCCTGCACCATTGAGATACTCAAGTGCACCAGTTGCACGTGTGTAGCGTAGGTTCCATCCACCACCATCCCATTGCAGGATTGTGTGCGTGGTATTGCTGGCAAAGTATCCACCGCTATTGCTTAGATAGAATTGCGATGGTGTTGTTACATTACCATTCACGGTCAAGTTACCAGTGATGGTTCCACCACTGATTGGTATATAATTCCCACTGAGGAATGTCTGCGATGCAAGCGGTGATACACCGACACCATCTACCATCGCGGTAACTGCGGAACCATTCCAGCCAAACGCCATGCCACGACGTTCTAGCGCAGTCATATTGTTGTATGTAATGCCATGTGATACAACTAGCGGGCCTGTTAACGTGCCACCAGTCGTAGGCAAGAAGCCTGTAGCACCAACACGTGCATCAACATACTGCTTCGTAGCAGGATGCAACACAGCAGTTGGATCAGCATTCAGCGTAATGAATCCAGTCATTGTGCCACCAGCAAGTGGCAACTTATTAGCAGCACCAGCAGCAGCAGCCTGAGCATCAGCAGCCGCTTGTGCAGCAGTAGTTGCACTGGCAGCAGCCTGTGCCGCATACGACTGTGCACTCTGTGTTGTCTGTGTCCAACGTGCTGGGAACGAAACACGTTCATTCGAGAACAGAATAGGAGCATCGCTACTCGTGTGTGATTGCAGGCATTCCCATATGCTACTATCAGTTGCATCAATCACTGATTGACCAAACGTATACGCGGTTGAGTTCTTCCATACACCAACCAGATTGGGTATGGCTGTGAACATACCAACGGTGGCATCCAGGATTTGCCAGTTGCCATTAACCTCTGTGTCCCATGGGATTTGGTCAAAGTCGGGGACATACATACGCAAGTTGTGTGTAAGTGTTGTCATCTGCGTATACCACCATGTATGTATGCGATTGATACGCTGATGAATTTCAGCCTATGACGGGTTGTGCCGAAGAACCGCAGCTTGAGTAGCTTGAACTTCGTAGTCCATGCGAACAGACGCTCGTCTGATGTCTGCCTACCACCACCATATGGCGAATCACCATACGGCACATTACCATATCCTGCTGTGTCACCAGCAGTGAACTTCATGGATAGCATCGGTGCACGTGCACCATGGTAGTTGACTATGTTATCGACGTATGCCTCAACTGTGAACTGCCCTGTGCCTTGTGTATCGGTTGCGATATAACGCGATACCTTAATATCCATGCGATGTTTGAAATCAGCCCATGGTAATTCCCAATCGAATGTGATCGGCACGCCCTTGCCACCAGCAACCGCGTTATCACCTTGGAAATCCAACGCTAGATCAGGATTGCCGAAGTCATATGCATACAGCTTGTGTCCACCTGCGAATATAACATTCTGTAATGATGTGCGACATGCAGCTTGCCACTTCCATCCACGCAAGCGTGCCCATGCCTGCACCTTCAGGCTTGGTATGTTCATGTAGCTGAAGCATACCGTCTCCACCACGACGCCACCCTCAAATCGTGGCACGAATAGCATATAGCGGAAGTTGCGCAGATCGTAGACTGCAAACACATACTTGCTAATGTCCGCACGACTTAGCGGCTGGATGAGTTCAGTGGTTAGCGGTTCGATAAGATGGCTTGCGCGTATAGGACGCAGAGTGTTGAACTGGTTGATCCGTGAGATCGAATTGACACCGACGTTATCTGCATAGAACGTGTCATCGCCTACACTCACCAATGAGCGATGCGTTAGGCAACCAAACTCTTCAATGAAGCCATCATCTGTCGGTGCGTGCACAGCCGGTGTGCCGGTATACACTCCCAAGTTGATAGGCAACACACCACGCTCGAACGTGACCATTAGCTTATCGCGATATGCGACCATACCAGTGATAATCGCTGAGCCAAGAGATACACGAGGACCAAGATCAACGACAACAGCATCGTTCGGAGCGGGGTCGCCAAAGTGTGTGCCA